TCAAAATCAACTGATCGAACTTCCGTGTCGTCAGAGAGCGTCCATGCTCGTGTAAATGACCGTTGAGCCAGACCCTTGTGCAGATAGTTGGTATCCGTCTCTTTATCTTCTTTCTGACCTTCGATAAAGAGTTTACCATCTTGTGTGTAGACATAAACTTCCTTCTTTTTAAATCCAGCAAGTGCTAGTTCCAATCTAGATTCCACATTATTTACCTGAACTAGATTGTATGGAGGATAGTTTGATGTAGTTTCGTGAAGATGAAATAGACGATCAAAATACTCGTCCATGTTAATACTGTTGCGAGTGATCTTTTCCATCAAAGCAGGAAGATCCGCAGCAGAATATCTCTGAATGTTCATTATGGTAGCTCCTTTAAAAGCGAGTTTGTGTTTTGTGGACCCTTACGGCATCCATTACTAATTATATCACAAGACACAAAAAAGGGCGGTTGGTAAACCGCCCAGAAAAGTGTGGTTATTCCTCCACCTTTTTAGTTTTTTTACCGATGTTATACTTTTGCTCCAAGATCCACTCATTCTTTTCTTTATATGAGAGGACTTTGATTTGATTCAATGGAGCAATGTCAAAGATTGCATCTGGTTTTACAATATCAAGAAGACCCCAGTCAACTAAGAGTTTTGCAATTCTATTACGTCTTTGAACGTCATTAATCGTTAGGTTTGCATGTTTACCGTCAAGAGCAAACAACTCCTTAAAGTGAACAATGTAATACTTACCTTGTTTATGCAGAATGTGACAGGATTGGTAGAGTTTCTTTTCTTTTCTAGAAGCAACTCCAATTCTTGTCAACGTTTCTCGTACTTTAAGAAAATCGTCAGGTTCTCTCAAATTAACTTCAACCATTTGGTCTTGCGACCAATTAACAGTAGGTTCCACCGTGGTCATCTTGTTCCTCCAACGTCAAGTCTAGTCTTAATAAAACTTATCTGTTCATTATTTAGGATTTTGAGAGCCTGAGATGCTTTTTCATTACTATAACCATAGTAACGTTTTACACATTCTAAGTCATCAACCTTATCCTTACGAAGCCAAGGAGAGAATCTCTTTTGCTTCCTAATGGTATTTAGATAAAAATGATACTGCATATCTTTGTCAAGATGATGCTTCATGTTCATTTCATTTGCAAACATGATCGTATCTAAGTGACCAGACAAACACTTGTTTATGATGTATGGAGCATATGTTTTAATTTCGGTAGGATCTTCATCAGTGAGATCCTTCTTTGTGAAATTTATAGAATTCAACCAATCTTTTAGTTCCAATGACGTATAACTCCTGCAATAATAAAAGCATTCGTGACCATATATCCACCAACGATAATAGTACGAATGATAGCAACTAGATTTGCTTCTTTGTTACACCTGCCTTCTTTTCGTCCCAAGGCATAACACCAAAGTCTCCACCACTTTCTCATTTAAAAACAGCCGTTACTCCAATTATAGTTACGCCAGGATTCCTGGCAAGCGCAATCTCTCTTGCTTGTTTATAATCCCTCGCCTGATATTCTTCTTCAAAGACAACACCAGACCTATACATTTGTACTCTGCATTTCATAATTAAAAAGTAATAACTCCTTTCTATGTCTTTGCTCTCGCATATACTCACCAACTGAACGCATTGTATAAGTCAAATCAAACTCAGCAGCATTCCAATTCTTAAAACGATCTTTTACCAACTGATCAGAGTTATAACTAATCAATTGATCCATACCACAAGAGTCGCAATCAGCAGCAAACTTATCGTGATCAAATCCTTTGTGCATTGATCCTTTGTGCCCATAGAGATTATCCTTAATATCATAAGGAGGGTCAAGATACAAAAAAGCATCCTTACTTCCATCCATCAGATAATCATAAGAGTAATTAGTTATACGCCAATTTGTAATCAGCGTAGAATACGAAGGCAACTTTTCAATCCCCCGCATAGAGAAGTTGGAAGTGGAAGCTTGTGCTGAAAATGATGAACTCTCTGTGAGACCACTGAAACTACACTTATTGACAATATAGAAAGCCACAGCACGGTCAATGCTAGGCAAACTTTGGTCATTGACTTGCTCCTTTGCTCTAAGGAATAGATCTTTTGCCAAATTTTGAGTATTATTTTGAGACTTTAAATCTACCAATTTGTCTTTAAGATCAACCCCAAACATCTGCAATTGCTGCCAGAAGTTTACAAGAGGTTCGTACAAATCATTCACCCAAATATCTAGGTTGGGATACCGTTTTGTGATATAAATCGCAACACTTCCTCCTCCAAGGAAGGGTTCGCGAAATTCAGAATAGTCACGAAGATCTGGGAAGTAAGGTCCCATCTTCTCACAAGCACGGGACTTACCACCAGGATATCTAAGCGGGGTTTTCAGGGACTTCATAATCAGGTTTGTGATACTTTAAGTATTCAAAAAAGGTGAGTTTCATCTCCTTTTTTGTCATGCCACAATGCTTTGCAGCAGCGGGTAATGTCATTTTAGCACGAAAGAGACCTTCATTTGCCTCTCGTACATTCTCAGGAGTAGTTTTAACTGGAACCTCATAAAGAGATGCTTTATTAATTTTAAGTAATCCCATAAGATTAAAGAATGAGCTTTTTCTTTTCGGGTGTTGTAAGAGCAGAAGGATTAATCATGCGTTCGAACTGCTGGGCAATTTCATCAGCAGGTTCAGTTGCATACATGATAAAGTTTGTACTAATTTTAATCCCATCACCGTCTTTCTTTTCAAGAGGACAGAAAGGAATGAAACCAATAGTTCCATTTTGATTTGGAATTGGAGTAATGCCGTTTTTGATAACGAGATACTCTTCCGTTTCCTCAATTACGTTACAAACAATATCTTCACCAGATGTTACTTTAATAAGTTTAATGTTCATTTGACTTCCTCAATTAATTCAATATATTCAACTAGAAAAAATTATTATATCATATCTAACTGCGGAAATTACATTCCACCATAATTTCGGTCAACGCCGCCAAAAGATTGATCTCTTGGTCGGCAACAAATGCGATCTGATACTGATACTTAGCAATAATGAGCACAGCAGCAGCAAGAGAAGGACCATCGACGGCATTAGGAAGAGCATCGTAAACACGACGCAGTAATACACCAGGATCATTGTCCAAGTTATTGACACACCATTTACGAACCGATGGATAGTCTTTCTCTTTAAGATTTTTGAGTAGTTCATTTACCGAAATGTCGGAGAAAGATGCAAGAATTGCCGAGTCAATTTTACCCCCGACAGAATACTTTTGGCATTCATTGAGAACACGTCGCCAGTCTGGGAAGTGTTTATTGATGAGTTCAACCAGAACCTTTTGATCATATTCAACGCCTTCTTGCGTAAGAATAGTCCCGAGACGCTGGAAGAATTGAGAAGCAACTTTTGGTTTGTCTTTTGATTTGATACCAAACTCAAAGACTGCACATCGGGAGTGAAGAGGTTCGATAATTTTGTTTTTATAGTTGCAGGTGAAAATGAATCGGCAGTTGTTATAAAATGCCTCAATATTCGCCCGTAAGAGGAGTTGTACGTCGTGGGTTGTGTTGTCAGCCTCGTCAATAATGATGACTTTGTGCTTTCCATCAAGTCCTTGTAATGAGACGGTCGAGGCAAAGTTTTTTGCCTGATTTCGTACTGTATCAAGAAATCTTCCTTCATCGGATCCATTAATAATAATATAATCGCACCCAAGTTCTTCACATAAAGCTCGGGCAATTGTCGTTTTACCTACACCAGAGGTGCCACAAAGAAGAAGATTGGGGATCTCTCCTTTGTTTAGCATATCAGAAAATGTCTTCTTAATGTCGTCGGGAAGAATACAATCTTCCACGGTTTTGGGTCGATATTTCTCTACCCACAAAAAATCATCACGCATAATTTATTCCAAAGGACGCACAAATTCATTACTAACGATAGATCCTGCTCGCAGTTCTACCTTCATCCATTCTACACCCTTTTGAGGATCTGTGTGATCCCCGCAGGTGAAGATATCACATACTGCCATACCCAACTCTGGCCAAGTATGAATGCTGATATGACTTTCAGCAAGCATAGCAACACATGTAACTCCCTGAGGTTCAAACTTATGAGAGTTTAACGTAAGCAAAGTGGAGTTGCATTGTTTAGATGCCATATAAACAGTGTCTCTGATCCAACCTTCATCATCAAGAAGATCAGAAGGGCACTCTTTCAGAGTAAAAAGAATATGTTTCAATTATCCAATCCAATCAGGTTTACGATGGGGAAGACGAATATAATTATCGCACACCCAAGGCTTAGACGCAATATACATCTTGTAAGCTGTAAATGTATCTATGCTAGTATCTAATTTATATTCATTTGGCATTGCCCTCACAAAGGGGGTAGGATCCTTCCCAGAGCGTCCCTGAGGGTCTGCGGTAGGGAAGATCTCTCGTGCTGCTAGAAGGGTCTGGAAGCAGGTGTGAACCTTGCCATAGCGGGCAGCATACTCCTCACACAGAGCAAACCCATGCTGGATCAACCATTGCCAATTGTTGACAAAGGATGATGCCCAAATTGTGCAAGGATGATTACGAAAAGCACCCTTCTCAGTAGCATAAGGAGTACCGTCTGCTTTGGGAAGAGTGCCGAATCCATGACCCCACTTGTCTGATGCCACAATGGCAAGCATTTGGCAGGTCTCTAAGGGCATCTTGACAATATGCTTATCAGGAAGCACCTGAGCAGACTCCCAAGGGTCAGGAGAAGTCACAAAGATGTTAATGGGAGGTTCCTCAATTCAACAAAGATTTTACACGAATTTAGAATCGGGTTCAAGGGCAATGTAATATTTCAGATCACGATCTTTGCTGTTGAATTCTGAGAGAAGTTTTTTGGAGATAGAAACTTCATATGTTCCAGGAAGAATCTTGATATTTTCAACCTTGAAGTTGAAAGAAAACTCATTCTCGGTTTCACCAACAACAATTGAAAAGTCGTTTGAAGTATCGTTCTTTTTGTCCCGAACCACAAGTTTCACAACACCAGCCTCACCAACAGCAGAAAGGTCGGGAAGTTGATAAACTGCTGCTGCTTTGAGAAGTCTATCCAGTTGTTGAGTTTTCAATTCAAACTGAACATCAATACTGGGAAGTTCAATATCCTTTTCGGGAGGTGTAATAATTACCGTTGGGTCGGAAAAGAAGTATTTCGACCTCATTTTACCTTCACTGATCTTCACATAACTATCGTTAGTAAAATCTAGTTCTGGACTTTGGTGCAGACTCAAACCATTAAGAAATTGAGTTAGATCGTAGATTCCAAAGTCTTTTGGCAAGTCTTCTCCAATAGTTGCCTCAGCAAGAATGTTTTTCATCACACTAATCGTGCGAAGTTTGTTTCCTTTCTTGAAGAGAATGGATTGATTGATATTGGAAAAGTTTTTGAGGACTGAAAGAGTATTTTCAGATAGTTTCATAGTTTCGGATTTCAATTTCATAATCAACGGAATTCAGTCAGACCATTATCTCGACGAGAATAGTGTCCGTCAAAGTGGAGAAGAAGCATAGCATAGTGAATGACTTTAAGCAAATCACGCTTACTGCGTCCATCTTTATCGCCGTAGC